GATATCTGTTGGCGACTTTGATCTCGGTGAGTTGCTGGCCAGTAAAGAACTTGCCGGTGCGTGGGTCTTTCAGTCCCACACATTCTGTCCTGACACTGGCGACGGCCCGCACCAGCTCAGGTTTATAGCAGGCGACTTCAGCGTTGCTGTCCCTCGGCAGAGCGCGGTACTCTTGCATGAACTCACGCATCTCGGCGCGGTACTTGGCGACGGCTGCGATGCGCTCGGCGCGATGCTGCTGACGTTGCGCTTCCTCCTCTTGCTGGCGTCGGCGCTCCTCGATCAAGCGCGCTTGAACCTGCTCGTCAAGGGTGAGCGGCTTGGCCAGCTTGGTCGAACCATAGCGGCGGTGAACGAAAACTTTGCCCATGATAGTTGTTACTCTCCTGAGTTCACTCCACCACGACGAACTTAAAGTCTGACGCCTTGGTCTTGCCACCGAAGACTGGGTTGATCGACCGCTTGGCCGCGCTGGTCGCGTGGCCCTTGGTCTTGTAGTAGCCCCAGCGTATAGCGTCGGGCGCGCGACCCCACTCCCAACCCTTGGAAGTCTCACGTAGATAGACAGTCCATCGTGCAGTCATCAGTTACTCTCCTTCCACTTGCGCCGGGACGCGCACCACTTCACCCCACGGCACGGTCGCTTCGCTGATCGCGCCCCAGATCACTGGATAAGACGGGGGCTTTGAAGGGAAGTCACCATACAGATCAGTGAGGTACACCAGCAGATCAGGCTCCTCACTCTCTTGAGTAACCCGCTCAAACACCGGCTTGAAGTCAGTGCCGCCGCCGCCCTTGAGCTTGCGCCCAAACAGTTCGGTGCAAGCATCGCACTCGTCCCACTCTTGGATCTCGGCATCGCACTGGACAAAGATCACCCGCTTGGGTTTCGCTTGTTCCAGCAATGCCGCCGTCTCGGCCAGGAACACATCAAGCGTATGCTGGCTGATGCTCCCAGAGGTATCGACTGCGATCACCACAAGGTTGCAGCCAAACGTTGATCTCCCAGGTGAGCCAATGCCGCGATAGATCAGCTGCGGCTCTAGTCGATCCCATGTGTATCGATCATTGCCGACCTTGCGTGAGACAGCCAGCCGATAGAGATCACGCCAATCTGCCTTCGGCGTCAGGCGCTTGACGAACAACCGTTCTAGGTTCGCAGGCAACCGGCCTTGCAGCTTGGCGCTCTCCATCGCCGCCGTGACGGTGGTGTCCCACTCGGCCTGCGATCTCTCCGACATCGCCTTGTTCGGTTTCTTCCCAGTGCCGCCGCCCGGCTTCAGCAGCTTGTCAAAACTCTTGCCACTGCCAGAGCCTTGCTGCTGCCCCTGTTTGGTGGTGCGCTTCTCAGTCTCCCTGCCGCCGCCATTCTTCTTGACCTTGTACAGCAATCGATAGGCGTCGAGCGCGCCCATGTCGCCGTTGATCAGCGCTGGCCAGTGCAGCCCACAGTCAGGCATCTTGCCTATCTTAGCGGCCACCAGTTGATCGTTGATCACATAGTCGGCGGCGCAATTCATCAGGTCGTAATCAAACGGCAGGATTAACCCATCGGAGTAACGGATCTCACCCGCCTTGTCGAGCAGGTAGAACAACCCGGCGTGGCCATACATGGCGTGTGCGATCTCGTGGCAGGCGACGAACAGCCGCTCATCGAGAGTGAGCTTGAAGAACCAATCCATATTGATATAGAGATACTTGTCGTCGGTCGCCGCCGTCTCCACTTGGTCGGTGAACCAAGCCTGCTCACCATCCTTATCGATCATCATCGCCAGCCAGATGTCGGCAAAGGAGGGAACAGCCCACAGCATGCCAGCTTTGGTTTCCGCCCACGCTTGTTCTGCCAGCACAGAGAGCTTGAGCTTCTTCCACCGGCCACCATCGCCAGCGACCGGGGACTTATCGAGGGTTTGAACGAGGGGCATGGGTTACTCTCTTGAGTTAGGGGGGATCAGCCGTCTACTGTATAACCATAAAACCAAGGGTTGATCTTCGTCCTTACTTTCTCGTTGGCTATAGAGGAGGTTTTGCTTGAGGTCTCTGGGTCGGAACACATGCGCTGTGCGTCGGCAAGCGTTAGCCCTGTCCTGATAACGCGCTTGCGCCCGTTCATCGAGTAGCGGATAATTTTATAGGTCGTCATTGGATTACTCCCGTGAGTTAGTCGTCGCTCTCGTCCCGCACAGCTTCCGCGAACAGGGGAACATCCACCTTGCCGGATCGGGTGGTCATGCTCACATTGACTTGTGGCGGTGACTTCGCCAGCATCGCGGCAGGGCCGTACATCTCACGCGCTCGCTGCGTCACCATGTCGATGAACGCCTTGCGCAGGTCGTCGTCGGACACATCGATGTCCACTGCCAGTCTGGTCTCAAATACGCATCGCATGGTATCGGTTCCTCGTTGTTTGGTTTCGGTTAGCTCCACGAACAGCTCTAGGCGTCGAAGCTTCATGGAGCGGTGAGGGATACTGAGCAGCTTCATGTCACTATCAAGATTACGCGTCAGCAGCTTTTGCATCCTGCGGCTCATTTGTTCTCCACCTTGTAGCGGTTCAGCACGGCGATCAGCGCCGTCTTCTTGGCGCACCACTCGGCAAAGTGCGGTTCAAACGCCAGTTGATAGTTGCGTTGCACCGCCATCCGCACGAACATGACCTGATGCTCTTCCGGCATCCTCGCCATGAACAACAGAGCGTTCGCGGCGTCCTTCACACTCACCCGTGCGGCGATCTTATAGCTCAACAATCTTTGCGCGTCGGGCTTACTCGGCAGAGTAACCACCTTCGGGTTGGCGATGTACTCCTCGTAAGGCTTCAGCTCCTGGCCCAAGCGGATGGTCTTGACCAATTGGGCGCAGGCAGGCTTGCCGATCCCGCCCGCAATCTCTTCTTGCGTGAGCGGATCGGTCGGGATCTCCTGCGTGTCGAACGCGGTCATCAACGAGCGCAGATGGATGTCCACCTGATGCAACGTGCGCGGCGAGCAGCAGGGACGTTGATCCTCGGGCTGCGGCTCAAACAGCAGTTGTGGGTTCTCTTCCGCGAATTGAATGATCTCAGGCATCACATTGATGCTCCTGAAATATTCAACCGTGCATTCCACATCATCGGTCACATCCAGTGTGATGCGCCGCATGATCATATGGTCAAGGTCACGCGTCGAACCGGAACGATCGGTCATCAGGTTGCCAGCAAACATCACCACCCAACCGGGCGGCAAACGGCGGTTGCCCAGCATCTTGCTCAGAGCAGCTTCGCCAACAATCTTCTTCTCGTCCAGCCCCAGCTTGTCATACTCATCAATCAGGAGTATGCCGCCATCAAACTCATCCAGCGCCAGCCCGGTCTCATAGTCCTGATACCAATACGGCAGGGTGAATTTGGCCACGTCCTGCCCTTTGGCGTCCTTGGACGGGATCATAAACCCCATGCCAGTCATCAAGGTGAAGTTCGCGCCATTGATCAGCGCGAAGCCCCACTTGCTGGCGGGGTCAACACGCTTCATAATCTTCTTGAAGGTGCGAAAGATCGAGGTCTTGCCTCGGCCCGGACGACTGCGGATCAGATACGACGGTCCACCCTCTTCCAGAGCAGAATAGTACATCGCAGGCAGGCGCGCTTCCAGTTGATTGAGCTTCATCGGTATTTACTCTCTTGGGTTAGTGGTTGATAAGCGGCAGGGTGAATGGGTCAACACAATGCTCCGCGGACTCACTGCTCGCCATCCACCCTGCCTACGGTCTGAGTACTGCTAGCCGTCTCAGACCGATCTCGTTACGCCGCCTTGCGGCCACTCTCCTCAAAGATCGGCTTGAGGGTACGCAGATAGCGTATAACGCTGTCCCACGCGGCGCGGACTTGCGCCGCATCGCCAGTGTCGGTGGCGACCTCGTAGGCCGACATGATGCGCAGCGCGCCATGCGATAGGTTGGCGTATTGCTTGGCGTAGTCGATGGTCCGTGGATGCAGCTTTTCAGCCTCGATCCAGCGGATGTTGCGCGCAATGAGCGCGTCTCGTGAGGTGCTGTCGTTCATACTTACTCCCTTGAGTTACCTTGAAACTGCCACGTGTTAGAGACTACACTAATTGTAACGTGGTGTCAACACACGTGTAGGTTGCACTACTCGCCTTCGTCATGCTCCGGTTTATCGGCGCTTTTATGATAGTTGATGATGTGCCATCGCAACTCAGCTTCCAGGTCGAGCCGTTCGGCAGAGGAACAGATCACACTGTCGTCAAGGCGGCAGGCGGCGCGAATTGCATCCTCGTGATTTTCTGCCTCCACTTCTACGGTGAGGGTAACGCGCCATAGGTCCATTGTGTTACTCCCTTGTACCCGGATCATAGTCCGGGTATCCACTTATTTATCGAGAATGTTCGGTATCCCGCAGGCAGCAAGGAACTTGCCCTTGCTGAAGCGTGGGTTCATATTGGTGCAAACGTGCATCACTGCGATCACGTCATGCGTCCACTGCTGGTAGGCGGCTTGCTCCATGCTTTTAGTCCCATCTGGCTTCTGCGCCTTAAGCGCAGCAGCGAGGGCGGCAAAGTTGTTCTTGGTCATCGCTTCTTGTTCTCCTCGCACATTGCCAAAATTTGCGCCGCATGACGCGCGCACCAGCGCGCAACATCCTCGCGGAACGCCAGCTTGTAGTCTTCGCACGTCATGGCGCGAATGATTGACAGCCCCTCGCCAAACGGCAGGGCCATAGCGCGCTGAAGCTCAGCCTCGCGCAGCGCCAGTTCCTCTTGGCGTTCGCGCTTCTTGATCGCGCGCTCAATCCGTTGCAGCTTGAAAACCTTGAGCGCGTTCATCGCTTCTTACTCCACTTGAGTGAGGGATAGAGCTTGAGCGCCGCCGCGCGTGCGCGCTTGATATCCGGCACGTGGAGCCACAGGTCGTCGTAGATGCGACCCGACTTAAACTTGAGGGTAACGAGATACACGCCCTTTCTTTGCCGGGCGACTGTCGCCGTCATCGGCAGGTCAACAGGGCGCTTGGTGGCGTAGGCGTTCATTGGTGTTACTCTTGTGGGTTTGTTGATAGTTGCGACACAAAAAAGCGGCGGCATCAACTCAATGACACCGCCGCCAAGCCCCGCGCACCTGGGGAGTGATGCGCGGAGTTACTCTTGTGGGTTAGATCAAGCGGCCTTCTTCTTGGCCTTCTTCTCCTCGGCGGCGTCCGCTTTGGCTTTGGCGTCGGCCAACTCTTGGTCAAACGCTTGCTGCGCCGCAGGCGAGGCGTCGCCCAGCGCCCGATAGAGGGCGTCGATGGCGTCCTCCAAATGCTGGCTGACCAAGGGTGCGCGCGGGTGCTTGTCGGACGAACTCCCTTTCTGTGCCGCGATGGCGCTGTCCAACGCCGCCCGCACCTTGTCGGCCGCCGTAGGCGGCCCCTTCTCGATCACGTCGCGAGCGATATGCGCGTGCATCTGCTCGTTGGTCATCGCCGCGCCGCCGTAGGTCGGGCGAAGCTGTTCGGTGACGATCGAGCCGATCACGGTGTAGGTGCTGCCCTTCATCACCGCCTTGGGGTTGGCGTCCTTGGCGGCAAGGTGAACGGCGATGGCGCGAGAGACGATATCCAAGCCCTCGTCCATCGAGTTGCCGAGCTTGATGAAGCTGCGCACCTTGCTGACCTGTTGGTCGAGCGAACCGATCACCGCCTCCTCGTCGGGCACCACACCGGCATCGGTGGTGGCGCGCTTGTCAGCCCGCGCGCGAAAGGTCTTGTAGAGATCCTCCGCATCGCTCTCGCCAATGGTGCGGTTGACCGCCGCCTCGGTGACTTCCTGCGCCAGCTCAATCATGCTGGTCTTGCCAGCGCCATAGGCCTCGCCGATGTCGCCGATCTTTTTCATCAGGTTACGGCGTTGACGCGCGGTGGTGCGCTTGGCGTCGGCGGCATCGATGTTGATGCCAGCGGCGTCCAGGTCGGCCTCAACCCTGGCGTCAATCTGCTCGTTGGTTTCTCCACTCGGCTCACCCTCGGGAGTAACCATGTCGGCAGTCACCTCGGCCTCGGGATTGGAGGCGTCTTCGAACACGACCTCGCTCTCCTCGGCCTCGTTGCCGGTATTCAATGCTTTACGCGCCATGTTCAACCTCTCTTTACAGTAGTTTACGCACATTGAGTGCGTGGTTAATGCCAGTGAGGCGCGCATCAGCGTCGAACCGGCAAGGGGTGAAAGTAGTGTCTCATGGATCGCGCGCCCTGTCAAGCGTTTATTGCAACACCAGTTGACGCGCAACTTCGCGTAGCGTATGCTGACGCGCACACGCATTTCGTGTGTTGATAGTTGCGATTACTCTCCTGAGTTGTCGGTGTACTCCGCAACCAGCATGTTGAATAGATGCTTGGCGAACGGGTACGGTCGGCGCGCATTCATGCCGGGTCGGAACTCAGATGTTGACAGCACTGAGTAAAGTTCCGATCCCTGCCCGCCATGGTAGTCGCTGGCGAACCAGTAGATCGCCTCCTCGATATCGAAGCGGATGTCTTCCTCGCCAGCGCATTGCTGCGCCAGGAAGTCAAACATCTCTTGATGCGTCGGGTCTTGCATGGCGTCACCTCTCAAAAGATAATGTGCGAGATGCTTGGCTTGCACCCCAAGCCGCCCTCGGGGTGATTGAACACCGTGAGCATGTAGCCAGCGGTGGCTGTGTAACCCGGCTTGTCCATGCTGTGCGCAAGCGCGACCATGTCGTGCGCCAACCTGCCCGCGCTCAAACCCTTGAGGTGCTTGTTGTACTTCACCACCACGGCGGCAACCTCGTGGAACTCATCCATATCGTAGCGCATGCTTACTCTCCTGAGTTAACGCACTAACAATGCCAGCGCCTTGCGGGACTGGCATTGATGCTGAGTTACGCTCAGATACGCGCGCCGATCTTTAGTCGGCGGGTTGCATGATGTCCTCCTATGTTACGCCGTTGTCAGTGGCGAGTGTAGCCCAATAACGCCGGGTTTCGCGAGTTATCGTGACCCGAGACAACCAAGTGAGGGAGCGGACGCGTCCGCCAGCGTGCGTTAGGTTTGGCTGAAGTGCAGCAGCGTGCCAGCAGGATAGCCGTAGCCATCAATGATCGTAGCCTCCTCGTGATACCACTCGCGCACAAAGTCAATGTTGTGGATAGTGTCGGCGGCTGACGCGAAGCACTCGGCAATGCCGTGGCGATACCGGCATTGGATAGAAGTGAGTTCAACATGGTGCGCGTCGGCGGCTTTGAACGCGGCGCTCAGATCGCCTTTGATGTTTAGGTGGATCACGGTAGAAGTCCCACTGCATCGAGGAGAACCGCGCCGCATGGGATGATGCAGAACACCACCAGCGCAAGGATGAGGAACCATTGGACGATGGGGGCGTTCACCAGAACCGCCCGTCCCAGATGAACAAGCACTGCGTTTCACGGCAGGCGTGAGTTGGGCCGAACGTGTCCCAATACATCACAAACCCTTCGTGCTGGTCTTCGCCAAAGTAATGATCGGCGTTCCAGTAGTCGAAACCGTACATGGCTTACTCTCCTGAGTACGTGAGCAACAAGGGTGCGCTCACAGGGTTAACGCGCTTGGTTCGCCGGATCAATCCGGCATGGAGAGGTTTATACTGGCGCGACACACACCACATGAATGTGAGCCTGCCGAGCTTGAGGAAGCGCAAGCCTCCCACTTTGCGATAGGATACGTTGAACATAAGGTGAACCTCCAAATTATTGGATGCGACCCCCACTTTAACGCGGGATGTTAAGTTTTAACTTTGATATGAATTACCAAGTGATTGAGATCACTGGTGAATTTATATCAATAGGTTAGCTAATTCAATTAAGTTCTTACATGAACTCTGAATTAGTAACCTATTGATATTATTAGTTTTATGAATTGATTTGAGGCTTATTCATAAGCATAATTTTTTAGAGAGAGCTATAGAAGCACTCACGTGAGTAAGACGCGAAAGTTGCCAAATCTGTTTTATTTTAAAAATCGTCCTATAGGGCTCTTATATTATATATGAATACTGAATTACACATATATGTGTTCTCAAACTACTGATATCACTCACGAAACTAACTCATAAATCTATTCATAGAGGCATTATGAGTAAGGTTACTCACGTGAGTAACCTTATTTATGATGCCGGTGCCTTTAACGCGCCACCAGCGCATCAAGCCAAGCCTGAAGCGCGTCGTACTCGTCCAACGCTTGTTGCGTGCGATCATCCACGGTAGGTAATCCTCTTCTTGCCGTTGACGTACTTCACCTTGCGCGCGTTCTCAGTCGCGGTCGGAATATGAATGTATGTCACCGCACGCGCAGGCATGTCGTGTTCCACGCCAAACGCAGGCATCGTGCCTGTATCGTTCGCGCCTTGATGCACGCGCCGTGCGATGCACGACGCGCCCATCGCCAGCATGCGCGGGTTAGGTCCGGATCGTACTTTCATGATATACACTCCCAGTTGCTCATCCAAGCTTACTCGCGTGGGTAAGCTTAGAAGAGCAACTAGGGCGCTAGGGTTAAGCCCTAGCGCCCTGAGTTACTGCTTCACGATGTCTCATGCGGCGAGCCGCTACTAAGCTCCCGTCACACTTCCATCGTCATGCTCGATTTGTCATCATCCGGTTACCGTTGGCTTGTTTGCTCGCGCATTGGGCCAAAACTCGCCTTATCGTTGGATCGGGCATGGTTCTAGATCATTGTGTTTCAGGGGTTAAGGGTTTTCTATCGTTACTCCCCTGAGTGACGTTTGTCCGGATGCCCCGGCTAAGCGCTCTAGCGCCGCGCCCCCCGACCGTGTGGGTTGCGTCTCCGAGACCACCAGGATACTGCTGTTCCGATCTCGTAGCCTACTCTGGGGGGCGAACCGGGGGGGTGGACCCCCATCTGGACCGGGGGGTGGCACCACGGGGGGCGCTTTTAGGTGAGCGCGCAACATATTTGGTTCCCCCATGTAAACCTCTCCCAGTCTGTAAATATCTAATGGTGAAAACTCATACCCCCATAACCACCAAGTGAAATAGGGACCACTACCTATTGACAAGTAATAACCAAGTATGACAAGTACACTCCAAGTAAAGCCCAAACAATCAAACCCACGTGAGTAAGTCCCTTCAAAGCTTTCCGCCTCTTGACAAACACCCCCTGCCGCATTAATATATCGGCTTGTGAACCCCCGCTCCTGCCACGTGCGAAGGGGTTCGCCAACGGCCTGACCGTTGCAACGTGCGCGACACCACCCCCCGTTCGCAGGATGTCTGTCCCCTGCGGCGGGGGGTTTTCGCACTTCTTTCTTTTCTCTCCATGCCGGTATTAAGGCGGCGAGAGAAGCGCTCTAATGGCGAGTGAGTTCCCCCGGACTGTGATCCGGGGGTTTACTCAAGTGGGTAACCCGTAGAAGTGGGTACGTGGCATGCGCTCTGGGGTCGCTAAGCAGTCGTGGGTCTACAACGCCCCGCCAACCATCTCCAGTTTCCTTCAAAGCGATGCGTTTGGACGCCTGATTTGGGGCCCGGTTGGAAGTGGCAAGACGACGGCGTGCATCGTTGAAGCCGCCCGAAGAATGGCCGAGCAAGGCCCCGGCGAGGACGGACGGAGATACTCGCGCATCGCCATCATCCGCCAATCGCTTAAAGACGCCAAAGCCACGGTCCTCAAGGACATAAGGGGCTGGTTCGGCTCCCTTGCCGACTGGAAAGTTTCCGAGAGCACGCTCTACATCGAGTACGGCGACGTGGTCTCAGAGTGGCCGTTCATTCCGCTTGATGAGCCTGACGACGTGAAACGTCTCCTCTCCCTCCAGTTGACCGGTGCGTATGTCAACGAGTGCATTGAGACCGATATCGATCTCTTAAGTGATATCGCCGGGCGTGTCGGACGATACCCGAACAACGAGTATGGCGCTTGCACGTGGAGCGGGATATGGATGGACACCAACGCACCCATATTGGGGACGCCGTGGGCGAATTTCATTGACAAGCCGCCGCCGCAGTGGCAGGTGTTCCATCAACCCGGCGGCCACACCGAGGAGGCTGAAAATCTTGCCCATCTCAATCAGACCGCCGAGACGATGCTTCTGCCCGAGGACGATCCGATACGGATAGAGCAGGGCCGTGGATATTACAACCGCCTTCTTTCTGTTGGTTCACCCGATTACATACGGCGTTATGTGTGGTCCCAGTTTGGCCGCGACCCTTCCGGCGCTGCTGTGTTCGCTGAAAGTTTTAAGTACGACTTCCACGTCGTGGATAATCTGGAGCCTGTATACTCTCGTATGCTGGTGGTTGGGCAGGACTTTGGCCGCAGCCCATGGTCGGTGATTACTCAGCTTGATCATTCAGGCCGGTTGGTGGTGCTGGAGGAAGTCCCTGGTCGTGGGCCGGGCGGCGACAACATCGGGTTGGAGCAGCATGTCAAGCAAAACCTCATACCGGTTCTCACTCAACAACGATATGCAGGCCGCCCGATTGCGGTTGTTGGCGATCCCAGCGGGATGTCCAAAGACAGTCTCTTTGAGCTTAATTCTTTCGATCTCCTTAAGTCCCTCGGACTTAGCGCAGAACCTGCCCCCACTAATGACCTTGATCCACGCATTAGAGGGGTTGAGAGTTTCCTCGTCAGGCAGTTTGGAGGGAAGCCTGCTATTGTCTTCGACCGATCTCGCTGCCCCACCCTCATTGCCGGAATGAACGGGCAGTATAAATTTTCAGTGACCGTCGATCATAGCGGCGGGACATTCCAGAAGAGCATCCCAGAAAAGCTTCACCCGTGGAGCGACGTGTGCGATGCGCTGCAATATGTGTGCTTGGTTACGGGGAACGCGGGCGCGTATGCGTGGGTGTTGGGGCGGGTGGTGGATCGCTTGCGGCCCCGGCGGCCGGTGCGCCAACCGATAAGCGCCCTCGCTTGGACTTAGGGGGTGGAGTATACCCCGGCTCCAGCCGTGGGTCGTTCGCTTCCGAGTAGATCGTTGGCCGTAGCAGCACGCGCAGCTTAGCGCGACCATCAGGGTCTGCAATATCCCTTAGCCACTGGCAGGTCAGGCAGCGCTTGCGCATCTCGCCAAGGGCGTCGTACACGTCGCTGCCGCAATCTGTGCAGATATAAGTGGGTTCGTTGCTCATAAGCTCTCCTTCTCCCTGCCGATCCAACGCGGGCTCAGTTGGGGTAGATCCCCGGACTGTGATCCGGGGAAACCCCCGGACACTTCGTTCCGGGGGTCTATGTCGCTCACGTTCTCGATGATCAATGGCGTTTTGCCGCCGCCAAGGTTGATCTCCAGCTTGAAATACTGTCCGTTGCCAACGTGGGTCGGTTCGGGGTTGCCCAGCCCGGCCACTCTGGAAACAATTTCGAACGCTTTCACTTTCGAGCTGAGCGGCTCTTTCGGATCGATCATCGCGTGAAAGAAATGCGGCAGCGCCTGCTCGACGTTGACCGCCGCTTTGAGCTTAATTCTTTTATGCGTGTTGTTCGCCCCGGCCCATTCGCCGAGCGCCTGATCGAGCATCGCCCTGAATGCGCGGGTTTCCGCCAATTCGTTGTAGTCATCGCGTGTAAACCCTAAGCGCGCCAGCAGCGCGTCGGTGTCTTCCACGTCTTTGGCCAATCCGGCAGCGAGTTGGTGCAGGCGCTGCTCGTCGTCCGCAGTCAACGCATACATTTTTTCACACCCTACTTGACAGTGATATGCGTCCATGATATGACAGAAATGCAAATGTGGCAAGTGGCACGATAAACGCGCGCGTCAGCGCGTTCGCATACAAGGGACAGACAGGGATGGCGGCGCTGCCGGGCGCACCGGCTTTGCGCGTCGTAGGGCGGGACGGCACAGCGCAAGCCCAACAGGTGATGGATGCTGCGCGGGCGCAAGCTTACGCGCCACCTGAGAACGCTACCCCTCAAGGTCTAGCCGGTTTCGTCACCGATCAATATACTCTGATGCGGAGACATCGCGACACGGTCGGTCGCGGGTGGTCTGATCGTCTCTTAGCAGCGTTAAGAGCGTTCGACGGGGTGTACGAGCCGAATGTGATCGAAGAGATCAAGCGGTTTGGCGGGTCGAACGTTTACGCTCGCACGATCGCGATGAAATGTCGCGGCACGTCGAGCTTACTGCGAGACGTGTACTTAGGAACCGACCGCCCGTGGGGCATTGAGCCAAGCTCTGACCCCGACGTTCCGCCCGAGATCATTCAGGCGATTGGCCAGCATATCAGTGAAACCGTGCAAGCGGCGGTGCAAGCGCATTTCCAAGCAGCTCAAGCACAAGCCGCGCATCAGATAGGAACGGCGGCGGCGCATGCTTATGGAGCGCAAACTGGACAACACCCCGCTTTTGTCGACGCTAGCATACCCTCCCACGGGTCGGGACCGTCTCAAGGAGCGCATACTGGTGCTTTACCTCCGGGTATACCTCCACCTCCCGGCGCGGGTGCGGGCCTGCCTCCCCCTCCCCCGCCTCCACCTCTTCCTGATCCATCTGCGGTAAGAGACGTTTATGATGCGATGATGGAGGACGCCAGAGAACAAGCCAAACGCAAGGCGGTTCAACAGGCGAAGATCGCAGAGGACAAGCTCCAAGAGCATCTTGCTCAAGGGGGCTTCTATACTGCGCTAGCAGAGTTCCTGGTTGATCTCCCTCTTTTTCCGTACGCTTGCATCAAGGGTCCGACCGTACGGATTAAAACTCAGGTCAAATGGACCAAGGACCAAGCGCCGTGGTCGGGGCAACCGCAAACCCCTGCGATCCCCGCCAATAACAACGCTCCAAATCCTATGGGTGGTGCAAGCGCGCTTACTCAAGCGAGTAACCCTCCCGGCCAAGTTAAGCAAGCTCAGATCGCTAAGCCCCAAGTGGTGGACATGCCGATCATGTGCTGGGAGCGGGTATCGCCTTTTGATATTTATTGGACGCCGGGGGTATCCGACATTGCCGACGCTAACGTTATCCAGCGTAGCCGTCTTACACGCGCTGAACTCAACGACCTCCTTGACCTCCCCGGCTTTAACACTGATGAGGTTCGGGCAGTCCTTGATGAGTATGGACGTGGTGGTCTGGTGGACAACTGGGACCAGACCGATGCAGAGCGAGCTATTCTGGAGAGCCGCGAAGATCCGAGGTTTAATCAATCTGGCTTGATCGCCTGCTTGGAGTTCCAAGGCAACGCGCAGGGGAGATACTTACTCGAAATCGGACTGGATGCGTCTCTCATTCCCGATCCCCTTCGCGATTATTTCATCAACGCGTGGCTGATCGGGCGGCACATCATCAAAGTCCAGCTCTCGCCTTCTCCCCGCAAGCGGCACGCTTATTATCTTACGTCTTTCGAGAAGGTTCCGGGTAACCCGTGCGGGAACGGGCTTCCCGATCTCCTGGCTGACATTTCCAGTGTGATGAACGCGACCTTGCGGGCGCTGGTTAACAACCTCTCGATCTCCTCTGGTCCTCAAGCCGTGATCAACGACGATAGA